GGCGTAATGGTGTGGGAGGTGTAGAAGACCCTGTTTTGGGGGAGGAGAGGCGGGGGCCGCTGCCCTTGACATCTTTTGTTTTTTGCTGGAACATGTGCCCTGAAAGGAGAAGCCTATGCCTAAAATCAATTGGCAAGCTATAGCAGATAGCGCCTCAAACGCGGATATTGTGACCTACGTCATCTCGAGGGTCGGTAACCTGACAAAGGTGGCGGAGTTGTGCCACGTAGCGCCGTCAACGGTCCACTATTGGCGTTTGAAGGGGAGGGTACCTGCTGAACACGTGGTCGCCTTAGAGAGCGCCTCAGGGGTTCCTAGGAACGTTATACGCCCAGACCTCTTTGAATAGGTGGCGCCATGATCATACTGGGTCTGATAGGGGCTTTTGTGGATCGTGTAGACGCTATCCGGAAGCATTCTGTAGAGCAGGTCTTTGCGCAGAGGGGCTTTGGACATGATGCCTTGCAAGCTAGAATCGAACGACAGCAACAAGCCATTGTAGCTTTTGAAGAAAGGATGAAGGATGGGAACCACAAAAACACAGAGAGGTGAGCGTGACGGAAGGCAGCGCAGAGCTCTGGCTCGCATTGCTAGTGCAGTGATCCACCCCCCTCCCGGCAAAACCTCTTTGAAGAAGCTTCTCCCCCGCCAGAAGAAGTTCGCAGACATCTGGATTGAGGGCCTTGGGCGGGTCAGTATGACCGATGCAGCGAGGCAGGCAGGGTTCCCTGAGTCTAGGGCCGCTGTGTGGGCCACAGAGCTCACAGATCCCATGAAATACCCGCACGTGGTGGACTACATCCGGCGAAAGCAGGCAGAGCTCAGCGAGCGCTATGGCACCACGATGGAAAAGCATATGCGAGACCTGCTGATGATCCGGGACAGGGCTATTGAAGCAGGCGCTTGGTCGGCTGCCGTGCAGGCGGAATATCGCCGGGGGCAGGCCTTGGGCACTATCTATATCGACCGCAAAGAGATCCGGCACGGAACGATTGACAGCATGAGCAAAGAGGAAGTGCAGCGTAAGCTTGAAGAGCTGCGGAAGGTTTATGCTCAGTCGCCGCAGGTGGTGGAGGTCGAAGACGTGAAGGTGGTCGAGTCAATCGAAATCGAAAAAGGGGCAGATACGCCCGTGGAGGAAGTTCTGGATGAAGCCGGAAAGTCGTTTTTATCAGCAGATGAAGGGTGGGATGACGAAGACGAGGCTAACGAGGGTGGAGACGTGGGTCAATCAGGGAATCCCTGATTGCATAGCGGCAAAGGGTGGGAAGTTCGCGCTGATCGAGCTCAAGGTGGCCTCCCTATCCGGGAAGGTCGCGCTTAGCCCGCATCAAGTTTCTTTTCATTCTGCCCATGCGGGGTATCCCTGTTTTATTGTGGTGAAGACTAACGATGGCAGGGCAAGCAAAGTGCTAGTTTACAGGGCTTGGCAGGCGATGCAGCTGTTAGAGCAGGGGACAAAGCTTGAGCCAGCATTGAGCGCACCTATCAGCGAGTGGGAACCGATAGAAAATTTTATCTTTCAAAGCTAAAAACCTGTGCTATAATGTGCTTGTCGTTCATCAAATACAGGAGACTAAAATGGCTTTTAAGTGGCTGGTGGGGTACTCAACAAAGGCGGCTAATGGTCCTGCGTTTAGGACTAAAAAGGCGGCTATTGCATGGGGACTAGAGAATTTAGAGGGAACTTTTATTGTGTGGAAGGCGGAAGTTATGGGCAGGCGCTCGCCCGCGCGGTTTTCTTTGCGTTCGTTGCGCTTAGTATAGGGGGAGACCATGAAACGATGGGCGCATGTGGTGCTTTGGTACTTTGAACGTGTGGGGCCGTGGCTGCTTTTCGCTGTAGGGGTTTACGCTATAGTCTTCGCCTTGACGGGTTTATTTTTACTTTGATATACTGAACCCTGAAGTTAACCATACAGGAGAATGAACCATGTTAAAGACTGTCGCCGTATCTTCGAACAAAAAAACAGGCCTTATCGCTGTCACTTATCGCTCGGGCGCTGCGGATATCTTCGGGACATGCCCGAAGACGTGCGGCCTCTTGCCCTGCAGTTCTAAGGGCGCCGCTGCTGTTGACTCGGATTACATGCAGGCCGTGCTTGATGCTGTGCCCCGGAATGGTGTCGCGTGGACTTACTCGCATTTTCCTGCAGCGCTTCTCCCGAAGGCCGGGAAGGGTCAAACCGTTATCAATGCATCGTGCGATACGATGGACGCCGCTGCTGATGCGTGGTCAGCGGGCAGGCCCGCCGTGTATGCTGCCCCGTTGGGTACTGAATGGAAGGGCGGAGTCGAGCATAAAGGCGTGAAGTTCGTCCGCTGCCCTGCTGAATTGTCCGAGACATTTACTTGTGCGCAGTGTGGGAACGGCACCCCGATATGTGCTCAACCCGAGCGCGACTATGTGGTGGTCTTCGTTGCGCATGGTCCGAGCAAAAAACGGGTGGGCACTGGTGAGGGTGGTTGTTACGGTTCGAGTGGCCCTGTTGCAATTCAATGGCGGAACACTAAGACGTCCGGCGCTGCTGATGATGCGCAGGCCGTGAAAGCTTTTGCTCGCTCGCTGCCCCCCGGGTCCATGCTTCGTCACCACGTGGTGGGAGATCTAGGGCGGGCCGCATAATGGTCCTAATCCTGTTTTTTATTGTGTTTTTTGCTCTTGCAATTCTTGAAGACATGCTTTAGAATTATTTCCGTAGTCCAATGGTGGACTGCACTCATACAGGAGAATTAAAAATGACTTTTCGATCCGTCCGCGCTTCTAATGGCAGTCTGTCCCTTGACGTTATCCGTAAGGCTGCCCCGTCTGTTTTTGCCACTGAAAAACACGCTCGCACGTCTGACCGTTACGGGTTCGTTCCCACCGTTGACGTCGTCGAAGCATTGAGCGCGCAGGGCTTGCGCCCTGTTTTCGCTTCGCAGACATCCCCCCGGGACACTTCCCGTCTCGGTCATGCTCGGCACATGCTGCGCTTTCGCCCCGATTATGCCCCGCTCATCGTTGGGGAGGCCGTGCCCGAAGTAGTGCTCACTAATTCGCACGATGGATCTAGCGGTTTTTCTATGCATCTCGGGCTTTTCCGGCTTGTCTGTAGCAATGGCATGGTGGTCGCGGATGCAACCCTGCAGGCCGTGAAGGTATCGCACCGAATTAATGCCGTGGAAGCTGCCCGCTCAAAATCCATTGATCTAATCTCTCGTACGGGTGACGTGGTGGACGTAATCGAGCGCTTTCGCTCTTCGCCCATGACGCGGACCGAGTCGCAGCGCTTCGCTAGGATTGCCGTGGCCACGCGTTGGGGAGATACACCACCGGAAGGCCTGAACCCCGAGCGCTTGCTTACCGCTCGCAGGGATGAGGACGCCGCTGCGAACATGTGGGCCGTGCTGAATACAATTCAGGAGAACATAACGAAGGGTGGAATTGCATTGGATAGAGCTGCGCGCCGGTCTAGTACGCGAGCGCTTCGCTCGGTTAGTGAGGACATGCGTTTTAATTCTGGAATATGGGCCGCAGCCGATAAGTTTTTACACGAGCGCGAACAGGAGGATGATTATTTGTGCGCTATGGCGGAATGACGCCAGCGTGGGCCGGTAGTCTGTCGCTATCGGTCCGCTGTATATGATAGAAATAAACAAGGCCCCCGGTCCTTGACGCGTGGAGCACGGTCCCCCATAATGGGGGACCGCTGGGGGATTGGCCCCTAGGGCATACAGGAGAATGATATGGGACTGGACATGTTTTTGACGGGTGAACGGTACGTTTCCGAGTATGAGCGCGGCATGGAACAGGCCGCGAAGGCGCTTAGTGCTGCGGGTGAGGTGACGCGGTACACGCATCAAAGGCCGGTAACGGGTATTGTGGTGGAGGTGATGTATTGGCGGAAGGCCAATGCCATACATGCGTGGTTCGTGGACCATGTGCAGGGTGGGGAGGATAAGTGCAGGCCGCACTCAGTGAGTGCGGAGGATTTAGCTGAATTGTTAGCGCTGCTGGATGAGGTGCTCGCGGACCGCGAGCATGGACCAAAGAAGCTTGAACCTAGGGCAGGGTTCTTCTTTGGGTCGACGGAGGTGGATGAGTGGTATTGGCAAGACGTCGAGCAGACGGCTGCCGTGTTGCGTGAGGTGCTTAAGTGGAGAGATCTCTCCGCGTGGAATTTTACTTATCAATCTAGTTGGTAAGGCTATGGGGGGCTAGCCCCCCATAGCTATAAAGTAATGGACCGAGGGTGACCGCGCCGGTAAACTCTTACTTATCCCCGGCGCGGTGCTGGGGGCATACAGGAGAATGGAACATGGACCAAGCAGCACTTCTAAGCATACTGGGCAGCTTCTACGATAAGCTGGTGAACGATGTTAGCGAGAACGTTATT